GTTTTACTTTCAGCTGATTTAAGAGTACCTGTAAAGCCATGACGGTATTCGCAGTTATTCATTTTATGCATGATCGTTGTTAAAGACTTAGCTTGGAACGTATGAGCTTCATCACCCATGACACAACCAAATTGGTCGAACCAATCTTTATCTTGTTTAACCAAAGACTGCCATGTAGATATAACAATAGGAGCTTTAGTATTCTTATCAACTCCACCTTGTATTTTATAGATTAAAGATGCATCACAACCGTAATCAACAAAGTCACCAGCCATCTGATGTACTAACGATATGGTGGGAACAATAATTAACGTTCTTAAACCCAAAGACTGATAATAATGTTGCTGTAACAAATAAATGATTAATGATTTACCTGAAGATGTAGGAGATAAAGATAACGATCTTCTTTTCTTAATTGCATTAACAATATACTCTTCTTGATAATCTCGCGGATTAAATTTACATTTGATCTCTTTACATAGTTCAGCTATATAGTCATCGGCAACAAGTTCGTCTTGTCCTATATCAGCAGGCGCTTCTAATACATAATCTCTATCATTACAGAACTTTTTGAGATGTTCATATAGACCAACATATAGAACTGGTCTCATAGGCTGAAACATACGAATAGTTCCATCCCATATTCTTGCTTTGTATTTTGGAGAGAACTGATAACCCTCAGGCTTAAAAGAAAAGTACTCTGACAATTCCATCTTAATACCTGAGTCACAAACTATTCTCATATAGACCGAATCAACCGGATCTATTGTAATTACTTCACTCATTTTTTTATTAGCCTTATGTTTGCTTCTTCATAAGCTGTATCATGACAAATACGATTATGGCTTTTGAGTAAAGCATCTTCCGTTTTTAAAATCCAACCAAACTCGCCCGAATTAAATACGTGTTCTATATTATCAGGATCCGCCATCATATCAAGTATCATATCATTAATTGGATACTTATGTTCCATTATAAAAATTTTGCGACCCTTATCGAATTTATATTGATGTGTCCATCGTTGTACCCATAGATCTACACCAAGCTCATCAGCCTTTTCCTTTGCTTTTTCTGAAACGAATATTGGATTTTCATAATCATGCCATTTGCGCAAAGCCGTAACCAAACATGCTTTAATTATTCTAAATTCGTATTTGTTATCTTCCGTCTTTGCTTCAATTAAGTTCTCAACGTTTTGGCGAATTTGCTTCATTATCAATTTCATAATTTAATCGCCAATAATAAAAGAATTGCTAATAACAACATGTTAGTGAAAAAGATACCGATTGCTAATATCGTATGATACCAAATCCATCTTGTCTTATACGCGTTTTCAATTGTTATTTCTTCAGGGTCAACATCGTCTTTCATCATATCTATCACAAGCGTTTCCTGTTGCTGAACTTCAGGCTTACGCCAAAATTTTGTTAACCAATCCATTAATATTCTCCAGACTGAAACTTAAGTATGTCAATCATGTTCTTGACAATAAAGTTCCTACTGTGTATTGTTTTAATTATATCTTCGAGGTAGTTTGCGTTTGCAGTATGAAAATCAATTGTAAGACTAAGTTTGATAACCTCTTTGTCTGCCTGAATGTATTTGTCCAAATCATTACGAATTACTTTTAAGCGAAACGGCTTCCATCCTTTCTCTCGCAAATCTTCTTCGGCCATAGAACCATCGTAGTAATTACGCTTGTCCATTTCCAATTCTTTATATTCTGCTTTTAGCTTTTTTACTCGCAATACTTCTCGATAGTACATGTTATAGTACTTGCTGTGAAGTAAAGGTATTCTTTTTGATTCACCTACGAGGTTCGTCTCGTCAAGTGGAGAATCAGCAGCCCAGATGGTTGATATATCATTTGTGTCCATAGTCTATCTCAAAAGTTTTATGAAATTAATTGTTATTATAACAAATAACAGACTAAATGTCAATAGCCAATATGGTATTTTGTTCTCCGACTCCACGATGATATACTCGATAGCCTAGGTTAACATACATATCAATAGTTTCATTTACGACTTCTTCTGGTGTTAGGATATTAGTTTCAAACTCAATAGTCTGAGGCCACCAATCACGTTGTCTATTTTCGAGAACAGGAACGAACGATTGTAGGATATAAGAATCACCACCTTCGGTATCTAACTTTAATGTTTTGAGTTGTTCAACATTATGCTGCTCAAGAATATCACCAAGCGGAATCATATCAATGTCTATTGTTTCAACAAACTCTTGAAGATTTCGTATTTTGTGTTGATAGTGATAATCACCAATTGAATTACAACCGCGGATCCAATGTGGAAGGCCGTGTCTTACGATTGTTTCATGAGGGACATAATATACTTTATCTCGACCTGCTATCCCATCAAAAGAAACTGCACAACTTAATTTCTTAACGTTCTTTTTATTTGGAAGGCGATCTAAATAATATTGTATTGGTTCAATAGATAAACCAACATGATCATCGGTTGCGTTTTGTATGTGGGTTTCAAAGTCCGAAGTTCCTACTTCAATAAAATCATAATTCATAATATAGTCTTTCCTTTATAGTTGTTCCATTGTAAAAATATCGTATCGCATTGTGACACTGCAAGTAGCATAGGCAACGTCTTGAGTATTCACATTAAGTTCAACCGATCCTAAAGATGTTGGGAAACAGTCTCTGAATGTAAACTTAACATTTGGATTCTTATGAGAGTTTGTAATCGTTGCGATGATATCAGATTTAAATCCGTATTTTGAAAGGCTCAATGCTTTAGTGGCGTTAGGAGTTCTTGATCCACTAATACCTTCTAACCATTCAAGTATTTCTTTATAGTTATTCATATTCTCATCAAGGATAAATGATAATTCCAAATCGCTATACTGTAACTTATCATTTATTTCAAACATAGTAGTTAGTGGCGTTTCACGCTCTGTAGGCGTTGCCTGTAAACTTGGGAGTGTCATACTCTGAACAAAGAACTCAATATTAGGTATGCGCTGAATACTAATCGTAAAGTTCGAAGGTGATAAGTAGTTGTTAATTATTTCTGCCATCTTAAATCCTATAAATAACTATAATGGTTTATAGTATTTATTTATCTCTTTGGAATTAGTTATGGAAATGAATCAAGATTTTGATTACGCTGGTATGTCGCCCGAAAAAATAAGTTCGATGTGGTACCAAATATACAAGCAATATGATTACGATTGGTGGTATGAAATACAACCGTCTGACGTAGTATTAGATATTGGCGCAGGAAATGGAATGTTTGCCAAGAAAGCACTCGACGCTGGTGCAGGTAAAGTTTATATGGTTGAACCAAATCGTAGAATCCTACGTGCAGCCATTCACAATTGTTCAGACCACTTAATTGATATTCCACCTTATAGTCGTGTATATCCTATATGTGCTACTATGGGAAAGGATATTGATTCTTCAAGTATGTATCAGAATCCAACATATAAGGCAGAACCTGAACCACAAGTTTTAAATTTACAAGAACTTATTACAGGATTTGAGATTCCTATTATAGATTACTTGAGAGTTGATACATGGGGTGCAGAATATAATATACTGTCTAAAGAAATGTTATGGCTATTTACAAGTCACGTAAAATTTGCGGCAGTAAGAATTACATTAGGTCAGCGATACAATTCTCATAAAGTATTTGAAAGGTGGAGAGATTCATTCTTATCAGAAGTTAAAGAAAAACTATTATTCAAAGACGAGCGGATGCTTGAGTGGTTATGGGATGATGATTGGAAGGATAAAGTTCCACATACGTTTATGATGTATATTAAGAATTGGTAATAAACAACATAAAGGAACTCCATTGACTAAAGTCTCCTGCTGCTAGGAACTCATCATCATAAGCTTTTGCTCTGTCTTCGTGTTCGAGGAATCGTACCTGAGTTGTATCAAAATCCTTTAGTATACCGTCTCTAAATTTTTGCCATTGACGAACACAACCTGTATAGGCGTTCATATGAAATTCAACTGCAATATGAGTTACGTTATTTCGTAGATAAGGGAAGTTCATTTCTGTAAAGATACCGTACTCACCACCTTCACAGTCAATCTTTAAATAATCAATATGTGGAATATCGTAATCAACTACAAGATCTAAGAATGACATCCTCCTATAACCTGTATGATCTGAAAAGACGTTCTTAAAATGATTTGCAGTTGAACCAATACCAGCTTCAATAGGTAAGACAGGAACCTTTCCATGATCTATAAAATAATCAGAGATATTTCGTATTAGTGTTTTAAGATGTGGTCGAGAAGGCTCAACAGCAATGATACGAGAAGCACTACGGTCCAAAGCGTGGCAAACAAAGAAACCAACACAAGCGCCGATGTCAACAACAACGTCACCTGGCTGAACATCACGCCACCATTGATAGTCTTTCCTATAAAAGAATTCGTGATATAATGTCTGAACATCAGTTAAAGGTAATCCTTCAGTGAGTAAGTTTAAGTTTAAATTTTTCTGTTCCATGATCTACCAGCTATGTATGTTTCCTGCTATAATAACAAAACAAGTAATAAAGTTTACCAACACGATAACAGTTCTAATCATTGCTATCTTGTCGGCTTCTCTATCAGTCGTTCCTTCCTTTTCGCCTATTGCTTTTGCCCATAGCCGCCATAAGTTTTTCATTTTACAAAGTCTTCTTGGATATAATCTTCAAGCATGTTCCGTGCATACTTTGCCATCTGCTCGAGTTTAATAACTAAAAGTTCTGCATCAGGAATATCTATAGGTCGAATCTTATCGTATATTGTATAACTTTCAAAATGGTTCTCAATCAATTTTTCAAAATCAAAGATTGTTTCAATAGAAGGTTCACTGTAGT